GGATGATGTTGATTATAATACAGTAGAGAATTGGAATTTTACACTCGAAGAATATATTGAGAAGTGTAATGAGTATGATTGGGGTTGCTTGCACATGTGTAATGTGTTTGAGTATCCTTATGATTATCAGAACGAATACATTCCTATGGTTCCAAGGAAAAGAATGTTGTGGGACCACGGATTACAAGCATACGCTTTAAAAAGAGAGTATGCAGAAAAGATTGTTGATTACTATTTTGGATTACGGCCTGGGAAAATTTATTATCGTATGCCGTTAGGATCTCCAATCACAACAGAAAATAATGTTATGCACGGATTTGGTTTAGTAATTACTTTTCCATTATTCAACCATAACGTAACAGACTTTAGATCAAAGAATATATATTATTACAATGAGCAAGCTAGCAGTGCTTTTTATTCATACGAGTTCTTAACGGATTGGTGGACAAATAAAGGTAGTGAATTATCGCTTGAACAAATCTTTGATAATGAACGTGACAAAAATAAAATTTATGAGGAATTAAAATGAGTGTTGTATATAAAGGTGAGATTGTAGAATCAGAACTATCAGTTAACTCGAAAGGTGGAACTGAAATGATGAGACAACGACTGGTAGATAATGTTGATAAAAGTGTATTAGAAAAAGTAGCAGTACATCTATCTCGACCAAGAGAAGTCTATTCAGATGTACCAAATGTATTATGGTGTCATGACCTAGCAGAAGATCCAGAAAATAGAATCCTAAGAGACGGCGGTTGGAATCAGTTTCAACACTTTGTCTTTGTGTCATCGTGGCAGAGAGATCAATATATTGTAAGATATGGCATGCCGTATTCTAAGTGTTCTGTTATTAGTAATGCTATTGAAACAAAATACGCGCCTGAGAAAAAAGATATGGAAACTATTCGTTTCGTGTATCATACAACTCCACATCGTGGTCTTGAGTTGCTTGTTCCTGTATTTGAAGCGTTGTGTAGAGAATTTGATAATATTCATCTTGATGTTTATTCAGGGTTTGGTATCTATGGTTGGGAAAATCGAGATGAAGCGTATAAGAGTCTATATGCAGCGATTGAAGCGCATCCACAAATGACTTATCATGGAGTTAAATCTAACGAAGAAGTATTGGCTGCCCTGAAGCAATCGCATATTTTCCTATATCCTAATATTTGGAAAGAGACTTCCTGTATTGCTTTAATAGAGGCTATTAAATCTCAGATGATTTGTATCCATCCTAATTACGGTGCATTGCCTGAGACCGCTTCTAACGCCACTATCATGTATGATTGGAATGAAGATGCAAATACTCATGCTAACTATTGTTTCGCAGTTACTAAACAGATACTTAATCAAATGAAAACCGACGAAAACTATTTCCATGGGTTTACTTATTCAGACAGGTTTAACTTGGCACGCAATACTATTCCAAGTTTTACTACTATGTTTAATACTCTACTTAGGAACGTCGGAGATGTCTATCAAAAGTAAGAATAATGTAATTCAGTTTCCAAGAACTCATTCTACCGCTCCCAATTCTCCAGAAGAGGTTGGGAATAAGATTCGTGAATATAAAGAATCGTACTCTTCTGAACTATCAGAAATTATATGGGAAAATGTGTTAGGTGAGATGGCAAGAGCTGGTTGTGATTTAGAAGAAGATGTTGAGTTATACTTTCCGAGTATGATTCTCATCTTTGAATCAATACGTTCTTTACATCTTATGACTATGGGAGTTGATCACGAACTACAAGACTTTGCTGAAGATCACGTATTTGTGGCAGATGAAAGCGGGGAAGGATCAATGACAGGTGGTTTTATGAAAAAAGTTGATGAAACCATTGACATTGACGAAGATCTTTGATATAATAGTCTAACAAATTAAATAAAGGTTTTATTATGATATTAGTTGATTACAACCAAGTTATGCTCGCGAGTCTATTCGCAAGTATTGGCAATCACACAAACGTTGAGTTAGATGAAAATCTACTACGTCACATGTTCTTGAACTCAATTCGATTCAATCGTAAGAAGTTCACTAAAGAATACGGCGAGATCGTATTATGTTGCGATAACAAGAATGTTTGGAGACGTGATTTCTATCCCTACTACAAAGCCAATCGTAAAAAGAATCGAGATGATTCTGATATGGATTGGAACGCACTATTTGAAGTCATTCATAAAATTCGTAGTGAAATTGAAGAGTTCTTTCCATATAAGGTAGTATCAGTAGAACGTTGTGAAGCTGATGATATTATCGCAACCTTGTGTATGGAACATGGTACTGAATTGAACACAGGTTCTGAAAAGATTCTTGTTCTATCAGGAGATAAAGATTTCATTCAATTACACAAGTACGCTAACGTAGATCAATATAATCCAGTTCTAAAGAAATGGGTTACTCATGCTAATCCTCAATGGTATTTGGTTGAACACGTTCTTAAAGGTGATACTGGTGATGGTGTTCCAAATATACTTTCTCCTGATAATTGTTTAGCGGTTGGTGAAAGACAGAAGCCAATGACTAAGAAAAGAATTGAGCAGTTCAGTTCTAATCCTGAGTCAATGGATGCAGAAACAATGTTAAGGTTTAAACGCAACAAACAAATGATTGACCTTACACAAATCCCTCAAGAGTATATAGATCAAATTCTTGAGAACTATAATAATAACCCAGATGTCGGCCGAGGACATCTATTTAACTACTTTGTTAAAAATAAGCTTAAGGGTTTAATCGGCGATTTACAGGACTTTTAAAATGATAAGAGAATCAATTGCAGAAACTATATTAACTGCAGGTAAACTAAAAACACCAGAAGAAAAGGTTGCGTCTTTACAGAGTAACGTTTCGGTTGGGCTAAGAACTATTCTTCGTCTTATATATGACAAAGAAATTAATTTCCTTATTCCTGATAGTGCACCACCTTTTAGAGAGAATGGTGCCATTGAGAATACTGAGACTATGTTATATCGTGAAGCAAGACGAATGAAAATCTTTATTGAAGGTGGTGGTTACGATAATCTAAATCAAGTTAAACGTGAAGGATTATTCATTAGTTTACTTGAGGATGTTCATCCTTCGGACTCAAAGCTTTTAGTTGAGAACGTAATACCGCATAAATCAGTTAAAGGTATATCAAGAAAGGTTGTTGAAGAAGCCTTTCCTGATTTGTTCACAACACCAATGGATATGACTTAAGGATTTAAACATGGCTAAGCGGTTTAAGCAATTCCGTGATAGTGACTGGGAATCAGCCAAGATTGAGGACCGACAACGTGAGAAGAAAAAGAAGCGTAGTCGGTCCGAGACTCGAAAGCATAGACTCGGTGAAAAACACAAGTTATTATCGTAAACCTATTGACATTCATAAAGAACTGTTGTATAATGGTTGTATAAATTAAATCAGTACAGGAATAAAAATGGATCACAGAAAAGACAAACTAATCCTCGTAGATTGCGATGGTGTTCTCCTTGATTGGAAATACAGCTTCTTCAAGTGGATGGCAGAAAATGGTTACGAGGTTGTGACTGAAGGCGTTTATGACGTCGCTACTACGTTCGGTATATTGAAATCCGAATCAAGATCTTTAGTTAGACAGTTTAATGAATCGGCTAGGATTGGATTCCTGCCTGCATTAGGTGATGCTATCAAATACGTTAAAAAGCTACATAGTGAAGGATACATATTCCACTGTATCACTTCGTTATCAAAAGATGCATATGCCAAACAAGCAAGAATGGAAAATCTTGAAAGATTATTCGGTAAAGGTGTGTTTGAAGAATTAGTCTGTTTAGACTGTGGAGCTGATAAAGACGAAGGTCTATTACCTTACAAAGATAGTGGATGTATCTGGGTTGAAGATAAACCTCTCAACGCCGAATGTGGCGCAAACTTAGGACTCAGAGCAATTCTAATTGAACACGATTTTAATAGTGATTATATTCATACTGACATATTAAAAGTTAAAAATTGGAAAGAAATCTATGAGTCTATCGTATAAATAAACTATATGAATGCTAGGATAATATATTAAATGCCAATTTACACATTTAAAAACAAAGACGGTTCCGGTGAAATCTTCGAGAAGTTTATGAAGATCGCCGACCGTGAAGTCTACCTCCAAGACAATCCTCAAGTCCAGCAGGTCATAACTAGTGGCACACCAATGATTGATAGTGCCCGACTTGGTCGAGCAAAACCTGACCAAGGTTTTCGTGATTTACTTACATCAATTAAACAAAACAAATCATACACTGGAAACAAAATCAACGATTGGAAATAAGACTCCATTTTAACCTTATATTCCATCGTGACTAAGGAGGTTATATGTCAAGACAGCGTCGTTTATCACCAAAAG